TTAACACCGTAGAGTTCTGAAATATCTTTTGTTATCTTACGTTCACGAAAACCTCGCACTGGATAATCTTTTATATCATCAATAGACTCTACAATGTTCTTAAACTCTTTTGGTGTCTTCTCAACAGCAGAATTATCGTCATTGTATATTCCTGTATCTTCACAGCCAAAACAATAGTAAGTCATCTTATCACCGTTGTCGTAAACAGCTTTATTGTCTCTAGAACCACAAGCTTCACAAGACTCGTGCCTTACAAAAACACCCTCTTGATTATTTTCTGTATTTTTCATTTTTCCTCCATAGAAAAATAAAGGTCAATAAAGACCTTTGATTGTGAAAATAATGTCTATCGATACCCCTCATAGAAGAGTATCTGTAGACACTACTGTTAATTAGTAATCGTCACTATCTTCGAAGTTTAAATCCATATCTTCTTTCTTAGGTTTATTAAACTCCGAACCTGAATCTAAAGAACCAAACTCTGAACCTGCAGGGTCTGACTTTTCGTAAGGTATTAGATTAGTAACAAGCACATTTTTTAAACTCATAGACTTGCCCTTTTGACCTTTATACTCCCAGTCATAGGTGTCAAATGATACAGTACCAGTAGAACCATTACCGATAATAACACCAGCTAAGGGTTTAATAGTTCCTGTGTCTGTCTTAGTAAAAACACCGGGAGGCGATAAATCCTTGCCTGCTGAAGTTTTTGCATTTTGTTTAAAAGTTACTTTGTATTGCCCAGTCTCATTACCATCTGCATCCTCTACAGGTCGCAAAGATCTAATAAGACCATTCTTTTTAAACTTCTCTGCTACTTTCTTATCAACATAAGCTGTAACAGACCATTGAAGTTTCTCAAAGTTTTCTTGTGGGTTATCAGGGTCTAGAAAACACCAGTTCAACTCCACATCTTCTACTAAATTAGCCATTTATTTCCTCCTTCTCTAGCTTATTTGTAAACAAAGGTAGTTCCCACATTTGTCCGACTTTACGTCTCATCCAAAGTAGTCTACCCATCTCTAACATTACATCATCAGAATTGTAATCATAGGAACTCCTATACAAATCTCTAATAATATTCCAAGCATCATCAATATCTTCATTATCTGATAATATCTTCTTAGCTTTTACAGGACCAATCTTAGGAACACCCTGTATATTGTCAACTTGGTCACCTGCTAACATTTGGTATTGGAAATGTCTTATACCATCATATTCGGTAACGTAGCTTAACTCTTCTCTTTTAAAATCATACTTTGCACCGGGAACAATCCACAAATCTTTATCTATAGTACAAATAATAGTGTTGTCAATATCTTTTGATTGAGCAATGCCTAAAGTATCATCAGCTTCCTCATCAACAGACACCTTTGCACCCATGACTTCTGTTAAATAGTCTCTCACTTTTTGATAATAGAAAGGCTTCTCACCTTTTCTGTTACCTTTGTAAGGTTTTGTCACTGCAATCTCTTTTCTGAAATTAGTATGTCCTGACAAATGCAATTCATACTCAGTCGACTTTGACTTATTAACAACACTGTCTATAAAATCATTTATAAACTCAACACATTCTGCCCAAGGCTCAAGAACTATCTTACCTTGTATTACCCTGTAAGGTGATTCTTCACCCTCAATCGCTTGTGTTTGCCACAATGCATTTATATCCTCCAGACCATCTAAAGCATGACGTTTGCTGTCGTACTCTTTGATACTTTCATTATCTTTATCAACTACATCATAATAGTTGGTTTGACAATGATTAGATGCCCAATAGACAATTATGTCAGCGTCAATTAAAGCAATCATGATTTATCCTCACTGTAAAGTTTCTCAATCTCATGCAATCTTAGACCTATTATACGATTTATGTAAAAAACCGCTTTTTCTAAGTCTTGTATAGGGTCTTTTTTCTTGTTGAACCTAATTAAATACTTTAATGCACTACCCATTGAAAATGCTTCTAGACCTTCAAGGTCTTGCGTAACATCTTCTATTATCTCTAACGCTTCTATCTTTCCTGAAGTGTAATGTTGTGGGTGATTTACCTCATCATTCTTCTTCATCCTCTGTTTCCTCCATTTGTTCAGAATCTGGATCAAACGCATCGGCATTTTCATTGAAATACCATGAGTCTTCCTCGTCATCATCTGATTCACCTATAAAATGAATCAACTTGTCAATTGCTTCTGGGTCACCCGGAGATAATCCATACATATCACACAATTCTTTAAATTCACTTGCCATTTTGCTCTCCTCTAGCGAACCATCCTCTATAAGATGTCATATAATTAAGATATTATGTATTTAGAATCTAGAATCTCTTCCATGTCTAAATCACCATAATTCTCTATCCCTACTTCAGACAATCCTAAAGAATGTAAAGTATTACCAAGTTGGTCTACTTCAAATATCTCTTTAAACACATCCTTAAACACCATTAGTAACAAATCCATGTTCTCTGCATTTACTGAGAACTGGTCATGAATCATCATAAAGTCACTTAAGCCCAACTCTGCTAATCTTGCAATTACCATAGCTAACAAAGATGCATCTTGAGAGTGTACAAAGTTTGCACTTATACCTCTCTCATGGTCAGTCTTTCTTGCTTCGCTTAAGAAAACTTGATAGCTAAGTTTTACAGGTCTGCTTGCAAACATACAATTGACTCTTTTTATAGAAGTCTTTGCATAATTTTGAAACGCTGTAAACCCTGTTGCTGTTTTCCAAGTTATCATTGGAGTTGCTGTGTTATTGTCTAGGTAAGTACAAACTGCCCTTTTAAGTAAATCCTTGGCTTCTGTTTGTCTTGGAAAAGCTAACCGCACACCATCGAAAATAGCAGTACCTATATAGGCAGAATCATCGTAAGTCATTTCTGATAACAAATCATAGCCATGGTCTCTTCTATCCTCAAAAGTTTGGTCTTGTATACAACCTTTTCCTGCATCATAGTAATATGACATAGTAGGTCTTTTACAAAGTTTTCTCCAAGCCTTGTCGCCTAGGTTTTCGAACTCTTTATAAGAAAAGCCATTGTCCAGAACAGATCTAGCTATAACCATGTAAGCGTCACCAATCTCCTTGTTAGGGTGTTTAATAACATTAGTTTCTTCAGCGCCAGACCTGTCTCTGGTCATTGCTGAGAGTATCTGAAGACCTGAGTTGGTTGCATCTAGACCTATTGGTAAATGACACATATAGTCGTCTACCCCTTGCTCTTCGAGTCGCTTCCATTCAAGACATGCAGATATTAACTGAAACTTAGTTTTCTTGTCAGTGCTAAATTGGTTAAGCCATTCAGAATTGTAGGGGTCTTTAGATGCTTTTAAAATCTCATCCATCCAGACATATGTCCAGAGAACTCTATCATCTAAAGAAATCTTGTCCTCACCTGCACAATTTGCTGTATGTATAGCTAAAGCCCTTTCAACATTTTCAGACCAAGGAACACCATGGTTAAACATTAGTAAGCTTTTAGCTAAATCAGACCCCGTTGGTTCAAAATAATTGACTATGGGATAAAATCTACCTCGACTGTCCAATTGAAAGTCATAGTAAAAAGCTTTACCTTGCATTAGAGTTGCCATGTCAATTACCCTGTCATACTCATATCTCTTAGACGATGCCCTTACAATATCTAAAGCATCGGAGGACTTATCTTTCATCCATCCAGAGGCTTTTCGTTTCTTGTAAGTGTTGCTCCTACCATCTATCTGCGCCACTGTAAGCCCCTTCTTCAAAAGTTGATAACTTACATTTTCTAAATACCATTTCTTTGCTTGTTTTCCAACAAACTCAGATGTCCTTTTAAAGTTTAGTAAACTCTTTAAAGATTCACTAACTGTTTCACTTAGTACAGTGGGCGGGATAAATGCATGGTCTTCTTTGTCAAAATCCTTTACGATGTCTAACAACTCTTCATTTACAACAAAAGCCGTAGAACCATAAGAATTTAAAGCGTCATAAACCTTTGGCATTCTTTTATAAAGATACTTCTTGCTTAACTCTGAAGGCATCTTCTTTACTATAGACACACCGTTTTTGTATGGATGTGTCCAACCCTTGTACTCCTCCTGTGGTAAATCTATAGGAGATACTTTCTTAATTTCTTGAAAGTATTTAAATAATAAATTTCTTTCGTCTTTAAAATCAAGTCTATTTAACTTCATAACACCTTGGGACTCTGTGACAACCTGTGTATAACCAAGAGATCCGAGTGAACCCAAAGCCTCAACTCCTGCTGAAATCATTGTAGCTTCCGCCTTTTGCGAAGTTCCTGATTTCAAATTGAATTGAGTGTGTACATTCATCCTAGAAGCTAGTGATGATGCTGTTGATGTTAGTGCTGTACCTTTTGATAATGCACTGATTGTAAAGTCTAAAATATCTTCTGCAATTGTCCTTACGCTATCTGCACCGAGTAAAACTTTCTTAAATGCAGACTGTCGCCCCTTGCTTACAGTTTGGGACATGTGGTTTAATTGCGATGAGATTTGTAATAATAGTAATTCTCTGTTATCCATAAAACCTCCGTTTTTATTTATTAACCGCTTGTCAAATTTTCAACATCCTTTTTTGTTATTGTAAAATTAGTTATAGAATCATCGGATGGTGATGTAAACATAACTTCCCTTGAAAGTTCTTCAAAAATACCTTGCAAACCCCTAGCACCCGTATTGGTTAAGATAGAATTCCTTGCAATTTCTTTTAAAGCACTTTTTGTTACTTTAAATTTAATATTGTCTTCTGCAAACAAATGTTTGTATTGACCTACTAAATTGTTGTTAACTTTAGACATAATATCGACTAAATTAGACTCCGTAAGGGGTTTTAATGATACCCTAGTTGGTAATCTGCTTAATAGTTCTGGAATTATGCCAAATTTTTCAAAATCATCGTGAATAATTTTCTTGTAGATTTCACCTCTTTGCATTTTTGCTTTGCTTTCGTTTAAAAATCCAATTTTTTCACTTACAACTTCTCTTTCTAAAACTATATCCTCAATGTCGATAAAAGCACCAGCAACAATAAACAATACATTTGAAGTGTCAAATATAAAACCTTTCTTCTTACCTTCATTGTCTTTACCTGTTCCAACTTTAAACTCTCCGCCCTCAATAAGCTTTAGCAGAGCTTGTTGTACACCTTCACCACTTGGGTCTCTTCCTGATGTAGTTTTCTGTGAACAAATCTTGTCTATTTCGTCAATAATTATGACTCCACACTGAGCTTTGTCGAGATCTCCGTTTGCTTTGCGTACTAAAGACTCTAACATGTCTTCTACATCGCCACCAACGTACCCTGCTTGGGTTATTGTGTTAGCATCGGCAATAACGAAAGGCAAATTTAATTTCTTTGCTAATAACGAAGATATGAAGGTCTTGCCAACACCTGTGCTACCAACAAGAAGTATGTTATTTTTGTTAATATGTATGCCTTCTCTTGATAATTTAATTCTTTTAAAATGATTGTACATTGCAACTGCCAATGTCTTTTTAGCTTCTCTTTGACCTACTGCGTTTTCTTCTAAAAAGTCAAATAAACTTTTAGGGGTTATGTTTTCTTGTTTTTTATCAAAATCCCCTTTAACAATAGACCCATCAGAGTCCACTGCATATCCAATTTCGTTGTCATCGAAAAATGAGTCAGCAATATCAAGTGATTCTATGTACTCTTTCTCTTTTCTCAAATCTTCATAAAGTATTACACCATCGTTTACATAATGCATAAACAATTTAGGCGAAGCTGGTGCAACAACTGTCTGTAAACAAACTTCACACACTGTCTTCTCGTAATAATTTATAAGTCTAAAAATATCTCTGTCTGATTTACTACCTGTGCAAATTTGACAAATACATTCCTCTTTATTCATATTAAGTCCCTTAATAGGTTAATTAAAGAAGAAGAAGTAAGAGACTCCTAATTGGACTAATTAGGGGTCTCTTTCCACATCCTCTACTAGATGTCATAAAATGTTTATTCTATCTATTTCTTCTAGTTGATTGTTTATTTCTTTTAACAATGGTTCATTTAAAGCAATAACTATCTCATTTACCGCATAACCTACTATTTCTTCTTTCTCTAGATCAGTTCTGCCTTCAAATTGCTCATAGCGTTTGCTAATAGCTTTATAAACAATGTCCCATAGAATTATTGCCATAGAAATTTCTTGTTTAGTGAGGTTTTTTCTGCTCATCTTCAACCTCCATAGCTTTATTAAAAAGTTTTTCCATTTCTTCCTTTTTGTCAAAATAGCTTTGACCATTTGGGGGTTTAATTTCAGTTATAGTTTCAGTTATACCTTGAGTAGATTTTTCGAAATAACTTGTATTAAAATCACACCATTTTATTTCTTCATCAGCTTCATCTAAAGCAATTTGTAACGCTTCATCTTCATCGTTAGCTTCTACTCTTTTTGTCTCTACAACTGTTGACCTTTTTACAACATCTACATGATATACCTTCATTTTATCTCCCATTTTTTGAGGAAACTCACTACATTGAGTCTCATAATTCCAATCACAAGTCCAATTTTCAAGTCTTGGACATATACTGCAAGGTAAAACTTCAGCATGTCCACAAACGCTACAATTTGAATTTCCGTCACTTCTTACCTCAACTTCATACCCACACATGGGGCAACATTCGTCTACCATTTCGATAGGATAACTCCATTTGTTCATTATACTTCCTCCAGAATATGCGTGGGATTCGAACCCACCCTACAGTCGTCACCGTAGTACCGCTTTTTAAAAATTTGGCTCATGCTCAACCCCTTGGTCTACAAGGGACTGGAAATGTTCCATCTTAGATTTATAAAACAGAGCTAAATCTAACTTATCATCGAAATCAGCATCAAGGTATAGATTGTAAAATTTCTTAACTTGCATTGCACAATCTACCATTACAACCTCATCGATGGTTTTCATTTATCTGCTCTTCTAACATTTCTGTCAGTACTTTTATTTTCTCTTTTAATTCATCAATTTCTTTTTTCAAATCTCTATTGATTTGTAATGCCTGATGATAGGCATTTTGATTGTTGTTAGGATTAGCCATCCTTTTCCTCCTTAACTTTTACTAAATCATCTATTTCAGGATGTTCGGCAATATAAGAATAATCTAAATCAGGTGCATCGTAGATTTGTACAAAACCATTCTCATCCAACACCTCATTACCATTATTATCAGTCAAGTAAAAAGTACAATCCCAAACACCTATTGTATATTCTTTACTCATTTTATCTCCTCATACTATTTGAAATTTTTTAAGAGTTTTTACCTCCTCCTCGTCTATATTAACTCGGCTATAAACTTTTACAGCACTAGCCCAGTTATTCATTGGATATTCACCATGGTATTCATTTTCTCTGTCTAATTCTCCAAAGAAATCTGTAAGAATGTCTACATCAGTTTCTTTTAAATTATTAATTGAATACCATTGAAATTCTGACTCACCTCGTCTTTCTTTTAATGTGCATAATTGAGTGCCAGTATTTTCTATTTTGTAGACATCAACACTGTCAACCCAAACACCATAAACATCATGAACATCGATGTAATCTTCAATTTCAACATCAGGACTTTGTGTGGTAGTCCCAAACCTATAAAGTATATCTTTCATTTATCTCCTTTACTTTATTAAATAATCTATAAATTTTACGAGAAGCCATATGAATAAAGCTATTAACCCATAAATTGATAAAATTTCAAAATTAGGTTTAAATTTCATTGGCACCTCTAAGTCCATCAAAGTCATCTTGGTCACACCAGACTCTAATTTTGTCTCTGGAGACCCACTGAATGACATAAGTAGCCTTGATAAGGTCAAGACCCGTTATAAGAGCCCTAACCTTGTCACTACCTTTGTCAT